CGCTCCGGCCACCTTCCTGTTCTTCACTCTTTCCCGCCACGTCTCTTTTCCTATCTCAGTTGGTGTATTTGGTGGATTTGAGTATTTTAGAGGTTGTGTTGTTAACAGGTAAAAGGTTCAATTGTTAATTGATCTCTATAAAGGCTGCGGAGAGAAGTGTTTTAAGTTTAGATAATAGTGGCAATGATGAGGAGTTTGATTTTTACAGTGTTAGAACAAATGACAGCGATGATTCGTTATTTGACGGTTTAGTTGAGGATGAAGGTATTAAGTTGATTTATGATAGTTTAGAAAAATTAAATGAGATGGAAAGGCTTGTTGTTATTTACACTTATGGTTTAGGTGTAGAGATAATTAATATGGTTGAGTTTTGTAAGAAGTTCAACATAAATGGTAATCAGTATCAGGATTATTTTTCTTCTGCTATGGAAAAACTGAAGACAAATGCTGCGTTAAAGGAGTGGTTTAGAGATGGATTACAATGAATTAATTAGGCATCCAGAGATTTATGCGGAAGTTCAGAATGCTTTAATGATTGGAATGTCGGAGAGTAAGATTGCAAAAACTTATGAATTGCCTGTTTCTACTATTCAGACTATTCAGGAGCGAGTGCTGAATAGTTATTAAGATGGCTGATGATTGGACGGAGAATAAGCGTTTAGATGATTTATTAGCTGATTTGATTACAGAGAATACAAGAGCTTTACGTCAGATATCTAAACAAGCATTAGATCCAGGTTACACATTAAATCAGAAGGCAGGAGATTTAGGTAATTTATATGAAAAGATTGGACAGTTTACAATTCGACTTCTTGAAGCCGCAGCAGAAGCAAAAAACAAGTAGAGATAGGATTTTATTACCTCCTGACAATTATTTACAGTACATGATTGATACATTGCCAAAAGGTTGGAGTGTAGATGCTAAACATATAAAATTAATTTGTAAGCATTTAGATATGGTTGAAAGAGGGGAGATAAAGAGGTTAATGATAAATATGCCTCCTCGTCATGGTAAGACTGAAACTATTACTGTGCGATTTGGTGCTTATTTTTTAGAGCGTAATCCTTCAGACAATGTTTTAGTTACTGGTTATAATGAGAGAATTGCAAGGCGTTTTAGTAGAAAGAGTAGGCAAATTGTAAAGGAGCGTAGGCCTCTTTCTGATGATTCTACTGCTCAAGATGAATGGACTTTACCAGAAGGTGGTACATTTTTAGCTCGTGGTGTTGGTTCTCCTCCTACTGGTGTTGGTTTTAAATTAATTTTAATTGATGATCCTATTAAGAGTAGAGAAGATGCAGAATCTATTATTATGCGAGACAAGGCCTGGGATTGGTATTCTGATGATTTATTTACAAGATTAGAGCCTGGTGGAGCTATTATTATGGTTTGTACGAGATGGCATGAGGATGATGTTGCTGCTCGTGCTTTAGCTTCTGAACCTGAAAGTTGGACAGTATTAAACCTACCTGCTATTTGCGAGTCTGATGATGATCCTATTGGTAGAAAGATTGGCGATCCTCTTTGGAAGGAGCGTTATAGTAAGGTTGATTTAAATAAAATTAAAAAAGTTATGGTTGCACAGAGTGGCGATTATGGTTGGAATGCTCTTTATCAGCAAAATCCAATTCCTCGTACTGGTGCATATTTTAGTCCAGAAAAGATAAAAATTGAGCCATTTAAGCCTAAAATTATAAGACAGATAAGAGCCTGGGACCTTGCTTCCACTGCTAATGCTGGAGACTATACTGTTGGAATATTATTAGGTAAGGATGTTGATAATCGTATTTGGATATTAGATATGATTAGAGGCCAATATGATGCTGGTACAAGAGATAGAATAATTAGACAAACAGCAGAATTAGATGGTGTAGAGACAAGAATTAGAATGCCACAGGATCCAGGACAAGCAGGTAAGAGTCAAAAGTTGCATTTAGTTCAATTATTACAAGGTTTTCCAATTGTGTTCTTGCCTGTTAGTGGTAGTAAGCAATTAAGAGCTGATCCTATTGGTAGTCAGATAGCTGCTGAAAATGTAAGTATGTTGCGAGCTGATTGGAATAGATATTTACTTGATGAATTAAGAAGTTTTCCATTAGGTAAGAATGATGATATTGTTGATGCTTTGGCTGATGCTTATTCAGAAGTAAGTAGAAGTAGAAGTGGTTGGACAGCAGCATAATGTTTTTTGATAAAATAAGCGTAAATGGTTAATGAGGTAAAAGATGGCATTATTTGATATTTTTAAGAGCAAGAAGGCTGATACATTGCCATCAGGTTCTCAAGCTCCTTTTCCATTATCTCAAAGTGGCTTTAATAGGCTTATTGCTTATGGTAATGGTAGTTTAGTAAGTATTTTAACAAGACAGCTGCCAGGAAGTCATAGAGATTGGAGTAAAGAAGCTGGAGATTTAGGTCTTAACTCTATTGTTGCTATTTCTCTTGATTGGTATAATCGTAATTTTTCTCAAGCTGTTCCTAAAGTTTATCGTGCATCAACAACACAGCAGGATGATAGTATTGAGCATCCTATTATAAATCTAATAAAAAATCCTTCGAGTTTGTATGTTTCTTCTATTTTCTGGTCATTTATTATAGGAGATTATAAATTACTTGGTAATGCTTATGTTAGAAAGATCAGAGTAAATAATAAAGTAGTAAGTTTACAATATTTACCTGCTGATATGGTAATGCCTGTTGGTAGTGCAATAAATCCTATTGAATATTGGACATATACAGTTGATGGAAAGAGTTATAAACTTGAGAATAAAGATGTTATTCATTTCCGTTATGGTAGAGATCCTAATGATTTACGTTTAGGTAGAAGTCCTGTATCAAGTGTATTAAGAGAAATTGCTACAGATAACTATGCTTCTTCCACTGCTTTTGGTTTGATGCGTAATGGTCCTATTCCTGCGATGATTTTAGGTCCAGATGCTAATGATTTGTCTGTTGATATTTCTCCTGATGATGCAAAAACTGTAAAGAGAAAGTTACAAGAAGATTTTACTGCTGATAATGCTGGTCAAGTAGCAGTTATGACAGGTCCTTATAAAATGGATCGTGTTTCTTGGTCTCCTGAAGAATTAACACTTGATACTATTAGACGTTTACCAGAGGAGAGAATTACTGCTGCTCTTGGTATTAATGCTATGGTATTAGGTTTAGGTGCTGGTTTGGAGCGAAGTACATATCAAAATTATGAGAGAAGTCAGCAACAGGCCTGGGAAGATGGAATGATACCTCTACTTAAGCAATTAGCAGAAGTTATTTCATTTAATTTAATGTATGAGTATCCAGAAACAAGAGAAGGCGACTATTTTGAGTTTGATGTTAGTAATGTAAGAGCTTTAGCTGATGATTTAGATTCAGCTGCAAAAAGAGCAGAATTACTTTACACAGCTGGAATTGCTACTTTAGAAGAGGCTAAATTAATTGCTGGACTTACAAATACAGGATCTCCAACTGTTTCTGATGAATCTATAGTAAAGCCACAAACACAAGAAACAGTTAAAGCTGTTCCAGATTCTTTTGTTCCAACTGATGCTATGAGTAATAATGCTAAAAGAGCACTTAAATGGAAAGATGAAGGATTTGATGGTGGTACAGCTGTTGGTTTTGCAAGAGCTCATCAATTAGCTAATAAAGAAAACTTATCTTTTGATACTGTTGTAAGAATGTATTCATTTTTTAGTAGACATGAAGTAGATAAAAAGGCGCCAGGTTTTAATCAAGGAGAAGAAGGTTTTCCTTCTAATGGTAGAGTTGCCTGGGATCTCTGGGGAGGCGATGCTGGTTTTTCCTGGAGTAGAAATATTGTTAAAAAATATGGTGAAGATTGATTGGTTGATAAAATACAATAGAGGCAAATGATGGACGAAAACTTATATTTCTTTGGCGAAAATATTAAACTTGTTGGTAATACAGTTCAAGGTTATTTAGTTCGTTTTGGTAATCCTAATGACACTGATCTTGAAGGCGATTATTTTACCAAAGAGACAGATTTTGGTAGGCCTCTTAAAGAAGGTCAAAAGTTTGCATTAAATCTTTATTATCATCATGGTCAAGATGGAGTAATTGGTACTAAAAGTATTGGTACTGGTTTTGTCAAGATGGATGAAAAAGGTTTATGGTATGAAGCTCAAATTGAAATGAATGACCAATATAATCAAATGATCATGGAGCTCGCAAAACAAGGCAAATTAGGCTATTCAAGTGGTGCTGCAAGTCATATGGTTGAGAGAAAAAGTGTTGGAAAAGCTTATGAAATTAAGCGTTGGACACTTGCTGAAGCTTCATTAACTCCAAGACCAGCTGAAAGTCGAAATATTGTTACTGCTAAAATGTTAAAAGCTATGGTTGAAGACTTAAGAGTTGGAGATTATGTATCTTGGCATGCATATGGAACAACTGTAAGAGGTCAAATTATAAAAATTAGAAAAGATGGTCCTCTTGTTGGTCAGCCGCTTGGTACAACAATCGTAGGAACTGAAGAAGATCCTGTTTATAAAATTAGAGTTTATCAAAAGCAGCCTGATGGTTCTTATCAAATGAGAAATGCAACATCTGTACATAGAGCATCAGCATTAACAAAAATAGAGAAACCATATAAGGAAGTTGCTATGAATTGTCCTGAATGTGGCAAAGTTGTTACATCTGATTATTGTCCAGATTGTAATATTGCCTTAAAAATGTGTGATATGTGTGAAAAAATGTATTCTGGCGAAGAATGTAAGATGTGTAAGCCTAAAAAGGATAATGGAGAAGAAGAAGCTCCAATCATGCCAGAAAATCCATTTTATGATGTTGAAAAAGAACTTGTTTCTGAAGGTTTAGAAACACTTTTTGAGCGTGTAGATGAAGCTGTTTTATTGTATTTAGAAGGCGAAAATGTTGATTTAAATTATGTATTTGATCAATTTGCTGTTCTTGCGAAGGATTTAGTAAGCAAATTAGAAGCAAAATCAACAGATATAGCAGCTGAAATGAAATATTTAGTCAGTAAAGAGAGTCATAGACCTACTGACGTTAGAGATGCTGAAAAAACATTGCGCAAGTCTGAACTCCAGACAC